ATAAATGTTGAAGATTGGACTGGATTTGGCTTGACAACAGACCACTATAGGTGTATAATAATTCGAGAGGATAAACTTAATGGTAAATCCTAACACCTTCCGCAGTAAATCCAGATTAAAATTAAATAAAAATTAAGGGGTTTCTCTTGCCTAAAATATCAACAGTTAACCCTGACGGTACTGGGGATTACCCCGATGTTTCTTTTTGGGCTTTACTAGAAAGTGAGTCTGACTATGGTGCACCTACTGAACTGCACTTAGACGGTCTATTTGACTTAAGTATACTAGGTTTAGACTTAATAGGTACTTGGCCAAATGGTCTCAAGATCACTTGTGCAGATTCTTCAAAAGCCTTTAACGGCATAAAGAGGAGCCTCTGTGGGCTCACCAGCACATCCGAAAAAGGTACTATTGTAAACTATGGTCATGATATAACTTTGGTTGGTCTAGAAGTTTACAATACATTTGGTCATCTATCTTATAATAACTTAGTAGAGGGTGGATCGTTTGATGCAATTAATTGTCTCTTTGAAGATAACCTTTCTAGTTACTAAGGATATAAAATGGCTTTCCAGTCTAGTTTAACCGCAGTTGTTAATATACCTCAGATAGAACTCCCATATGATCAAGCTTGGTCGTGGAATTTAACTGTAGAAAAAGATAAAGAAGGTACTCTAATAGCGGGTGATACCTTTAATGGTTCTATCTTCATTGGTTTCTATAATGGCGGTAAACCTACAATACAAACTGATGATGGTCAATTAACATTAACTGGCGATTATGAAATAGGTGGTATCTATTCTTTTAATATATCTTCAGATGGTTTAGGTACTCTAACTCTTAGTGTCGGTGATGTATCTGGTACACTGCCACTAACAAAAGTTATTCCTGTAAATTTATTTTTAAAGTATAAACAAAATAGAGCTGACTTTAAGTTTACCGGTGTTGCTTACGGTAAGTGGACTTTTACTGGTATTCCTGGTGGCGATCGTAGTTATGATTGGGATCAGCCAGTTGGTACCGGAATTTTACCAGATACTATCTCAGGTTATGATGGAATTATAGAAAACGTAGGTTTGGGTGGTTTCATTGTTTCTGCTGACACTACTAAACCCACTATAGTACTTCTTGGAGATAATCCTTTAACTATTATACAAGGTGAACCTTTTTCTGATCCTGCTTTCATAGCGAATGATAATGTAGATGGTAACCTAGATAGTCAAGTTGTTATAACAGGTGAAGTCGATACAAGCACTATAGGTACTTATGTACTTACTTACAGTGTCACTGATTCCGCTGGCAATACCTCTGATGAGGTGTCTAGAGTAGTTAATGTTATAGAAGACCCGGATCAGATTGATATAACTGGTGGTGTTACTGTTAGTGTTAAGACTACCCAAGGTGGTGGCTTTAGTAACTGTGTGATTAACTCTTCGGGTGCATCATTTAAGTTACCTGTAAAATTAAATCAATGTAGTGTGTTCGCTAATTCAGATGAGAGTGTCTGGGATGGCTCTGGTGAGTTCATAGCAACAAACACGTCTATTGCTAATAACTTGAGTGGAGCTTGTTTTAGTGAGTCTTCAGTTCAACTAGGGACTGCCTCAACAGATTTAACTGCTAGGACGTATAAAGGTATTATCTTAAGTGATAACTTTAAAGGTTTAGATTTTGGTGACTTTCGTGTTTTAAGCTCAGGTTTAATAGGTAATTATTCTATTGGAGCTTTCATTCTAAGTGAGGTATTAGAAAGTCCTTTTAAAGTAAAACAATTGATGGCTGGTGTGGCCAATACAATATCTCGTATAGTTGGTGATGACTTATCGGAAATAGGTGCTGAACCATATACATTACCATCTGTGTTTATTATTAATTCAAAACCATTAAAACCGTTAATGCCTTATGCAACTGTTGCCCATCGTAAGACTGAGGGTTTAGGTTTAAATACTAGAGATTCTTACATCGCTGATGATGGTGAACTTGTAAACGTCTTTTCTAAAGAGGTTGTTCTTAGGATTAACTTTCACGGTGGTGTTGATGATGACACTGATAATATAGCCGGTAAGTATTCTGACTTTATCGATATGCAGATTGGTCGTGATATCTTTGATGAGTTAGTGGGGCACCCATTAATTGATTCAACAGATGTATCTACAAATAGTTTCACCTTATCTAACGCTTTTGAGGAAGTATCTTCTTTAGACCTAAGATTAGCAGTAACTGTATTGTACAAAGAAAGTAATTTAGGCTTTATTGAAATCATAAACACTAATGGTAGGGTTGAAGATATCAATAAAACAAATGAAATTAACGTAAAAACTAACTTAAACTAAGAGGTCCTTAAATGGCTTATACTCCAATTTCGCAGGTATTTATTACCTTATCTACACCGTTACTTACTGGTGAAGATTTTAGTGTTCCATTGTTCGCTGCAACTGATTTCAGTATGTTTGAAGAATACACTACTTTTACAGGCTCCACTGATGCTGGTTCTCTAGTAGGCACTGACTCTAACTTCTATGCCGCTGCCCTACAAATATTTAACCCGACACCTAGCTTAGGTTATTTCTATGGTTTCCGTAGAAGAGCTGATGCAGTTTTTACTCTAGCTACTGATTCGGTTAGTCCAGTAATATCTTTGGGTTATAAGGATGAAGATGGTTTAGTTAAATCTGAAGTATTCTTGGGTACGTTACCAGGCGGTTTAGACTCGGCTGCTGAGATATCTGCTGCTATAAATGCTAGTGATAACTTCACAGGTAAATTGACAGCAACAAGCTCTGGCGAATCTATCGTAATTGAAACTATTGTAGATGGCTCTTGGAAAATCGATTCAGTGACTAATGACATTACTGTTAGTGCTATTAATAAAGAGAGCGCTGCTGATTTAATTACACGTATTAGTGAGTCTGAAGTTGACTACTACTTCTTCGCTAGTGATGATCATGATGAAGAATTTATACTAAGTGCTGCTGCTGCTCTAGCTGCTGCTGAGTCACCTAGTATTTATTTCGTATCTTCAGATGACCCTGCTAACTTATCGGGTGGTGGGTTACTAAAACTATTATCTGAAGCAGGTCTTGATCGTGTGGCTCTTTTCTATCAACAAGATGCAGATGAGTCGTTCCCTGAGTGTAACTACTTAGGTTACAATGCACCTTACTTACCAGGCGTACCAACTTGGGGTAACCTAAGACTATCACTACCAGCAGGTATAAACACGAGTACAGGTAAAAGACTGAATTCTGGTGAAAAGTCTGTACTAGAAGCTCTCAATGTAGCTTACATGGAGCCAGTAGGTAGCTCTGCTGTATTACGTGGTGGTAAGACTGCACTTGGTGAGTCTATAGAAACTATACGTGGTAGAGATGCTATGGAGTCTGATATGAAAATTGCTCATATTAACCTACTAGCAAGTCAACAAGGTGGTAAACTGCCGTATACTAACCCGGGTATTACGTCTATTATACAAGAGACTACAAATGTTATTCAGAAATATGTTAATCGTCTATTTGTCAAAGAAGACTTTAAACTAAACTTCTTGATGGCTAATGCAGTACCTTTAGCTGACAAAGCTGCGAACATATATCAGTCTGGTTCTTTTGAAGCTGAGCTAGTTGGTTCCATCTTAAGTACTAAGATTTACGGCAATCTTTCATTACAACTTTAATAGGATAATTAAAAAATGGCTCAATCTTTAAGAACATTTTCCCCTGCTAACGTGTCAGTGGTTATTTTTGGAGTTCCTATCAGTGGTTACACTGATGGGACTTTCATTGAAGTAGAACGTTCAGAACCAAATAGCTCGCACTCAACTGGTGCTGATGGTACTGTAGGTTTAACTAAAAGCGCGGATAAGACAGGTACTTTTCGTGTTACATTGATGCAGAATTCATTAGCTAACTTAATATTAGCCGGTGTACAGGCAACACAAGATCAATCTGATAGTGATTTGATTCGTGGACCCATTACGGTTACTGACCCATCTGGTTCAATATTTGTTGCTATTGTAAACGCACATATACAAACACCACCTGGCTTATCTATCGGTAAAGAGCAGGAACCCAGAGTTTGGGAGTTTTTCTGTGAGACCATAAACTACGTCCCTAACCCTCTTGGTGTTGTTAGTTCGAACTCTGTTCAGGCTAAAATACAAGAAGGTCTAGATAAGGCTCTTAGTACAGCCCAAAATATAGCCGACGAAATCGGTTAACAATAAGGGAGTCCTTCTTAGGGCTCCCTTTTTTCCTTACAAATTAGAGGTGATTTATGGAAGACAATTCAGTTATAAACAAGTTTCAGAAAAAAATTAATGTAGGTGACAAAGAGTACGTCATTAGAGTGCTACCAGCGGGTGTTGGTATGAAAATGGGTCTCAGGCTAGTCAAGATAGTTACACCACTATTAGGTGGCGTTATGGACGATCTGAGCAGCAACAGTGATTTATTTGGTGAAGATGACACATTCACTAAGTTAGCTAGCAAGATGGTTTTAGTCTTAGAAGAAGAACAGTTAGACGAAATTGTCCATTCAGTGTTATCTAGTGCGGTTATTATCGAAAAAGGTAAAATACCAAGAGATTTAGATTTTGATAATGATTTTATGGCTAATTACGGTGAGTTGATCGAAGTACTTGCATTTGCTCTTAAAGAAAACTTTTCGAGTATCTTTCAGGGAAAAGGTATACGTCACCATTTAGCGGGAATGGTGACGAAAGTGCTGGGGTAGGGATAGACCGAACCCGAGTTATTAATTCCGTAAAGAAAACATGTTCTTTAGATAATAGTGACTGGATTTTTTACGAAGTATACCGTTCTAAATATAATAAGGAGACCTTAGCGGGTCTCCGTGATGGGCTTACTCTACAAGAGTTCTTAGATTTTAAAGAGTATATAGACATTCATGATGACCTTTCCACAGCTTCCGATAAGGACAGTGCAAGAGAGTCTGATAGGAGTAGGTAAAAATTATGGCTGGAAACACTGAAAATTTCCTATTAAAATTTAACTTCAATGGGCAAGCAGCCTTAAGAGGTATGACTTTAATAGATACAAAATTAAAGTCTATAGAAGCCCGCATGCTCAGGCTACAAAATTTACGTATGGGTGGTGGTGGTGGACCTTTACCACCTAGGCCACCAGTCCCGCCAGTACCACCAGTACCACCAGTACCACCACTACCACCTAGACCGCCTAGACCACCTAGGAATAATAGGCAATCAAACAGGGATAAAGTACGTAGGTTTCAAGCAACATCAGGTATGCTTAATATTGCTAACCGTGATCGTGGTGAAGCTGCTAGGTTATTAAGTCGTTATAGAACAGCTCAACGAAAAAATGACATACTTGAGATGGGTAGGCTTAAAGCTCGTGTTACTGAGTTAAATAAAGGCTACAGAAAATTAGATAGAGACGCTGCCAACGCTGCTAAAAGTAATCACGCTTTTGCTGGTTCAATGAAAATGGTTGCTGCATCAATGGCGGTTACTGCATTTGGATTAGTCCAGGGTGCTAAATTAGTTATCAACGCAGGAAAACAAATGGAGTCATTAAGGGCTTCTATGTTAGTTTCATCTGGTGGTCTAGCTCAAGCTGCTATTGATATGAAATTTGTAAGTGACACTGCTTACAGGTTAGGTGTTGATCTAGTTACTGCTGCCAAGGGTTACCAACAATTAGCTACTGCAACAAAAGGTGTTGTTAGTACCAGTGAGATGAAATCACTTTATACATCTACTTTAGAAGTAAGTACTGCATTGGGGTTGTCTGCTGATGAGACTCAGGGTGCAATACGTGCATTTACTCAAATGGCGTCTAAAGGTAAAGTTACTGCTGAGGAACTTAAAGGTCAGTTAGGTGAGAGATTACCTGGTGCTCTTAATATCGCAGCAAGAGCTATGGGTATGACCACTGAAGAAATCTTTAAACTGATGGATCGCGGTGAGTTAATGTCTAAAGACTTCTTACCTAAGATGGCAACTGAGATGGCTAAAGTTGCTAGAACTGGTGGTGCGTTAGCGGCTCAGTTAGGTGGCGTTAGGGTTGCAGAGGGTCGACTTAGACAAACATTCACTACATTCTTAGATGATATAGCCCTAAAAGGTGTCTCTGAAGCATACTCTACCCTTTTAAACACATTAACCGAGTTTTTCCAATTGGTTGATGGTGGTTCTACTGAGACTCGTGAAGCGTTTGCAACTATATTAACATCCTTAATAAAAGCTGCGGACTACATCGTAAGTAAACTTTTACCTGCGCTTGAGCAGCTCTCTAAGTGGTTCAATGAGTTTAATAGGGAGTTGGCTAAAGAGTTTGGTAAAGATGCCGCTGATATGGTTTCAAGCCTAGGAGCAGTCTTAGGCGCTGTTACTGCTTTATCTATTGCTATGGGTGTCTTGAAAGGCTCTCTTCTTATCTTTGCAGCACCCGCTAAAATGCTTAAGGGTTTTATTAGTGGTATTAAAAAACTAGCTATGTGGGCAGCTTCTCTTATAGCACCGCTATTAACTTTGAAGAACTTATTAATCTCTATACGTCTAGCTGCTCTAGGGTTAGTTGGACTAGGTGCTTATGAGGGTGCTAAAAGGTATCAAGATAACGAAGTTCAAGCAGGTATTCAGGGTTTAGTTAATGTTCAATCTGATAGTGGATTAGTCAACGCCTTGCAAG